AACTTTTGTTACAGGATTTTTGACTACAATCTTATGAGAAAGTTTAGGCATAGTCGTAAAGAACTTTTCAATCTCTTTAAATTGTTTAGTATTTAATTGTCCAATAAAATCATCAAGTTCTTTTTTAGAGTAGTCAGATGCTTCCCAACTCTCTTCTTGATTATAAATCATATCAATACATGATGCAATCATCGAAAGAGATTGGGAAACTTCACTTAATCCATCTACAGTTTCAAAGTTATTTTCAACAAACTGTTGTAGTGAAGGATAACGAAGTTTCATCGAAAGATTATCATCAAGCTTAATAATATTTTTATGACCTCTTGTTTTTTGAATCTTGATACTATCAAGATCGATAGTCATTTCTACTTGAGTCTCTTCATCGTCAGGGCAAGTGATATTGACATCAACAGTTTCACCGACAGATCTTGCTCGAACATTTAAAAACAAATATTCAATATCAAAAGTAGCGAGATCTTCTACTTTGACATTTTCGGTAAGAATACATTCACCAAGAATTTGAACAATAGCATTTGTGATATCAGACATATTTTCTGATTCCATCGCCATAATCAAAATCTTTTCCTCTCTTACAAGAAAGGGTCTATATCTAATCTTCTTTCCAGTCGAAGGCAACGTCATTTCATACGTTGGCGTATTAATCTTAGGTAATGGCATACTAATCGATACAACTCATATGCGATTATTTATTAAGCAAAACCTGAGTTGGGATCTTGAATAATTCCGCCGCTACCCATCTTTGTTGAATCAAAAACGAAGTTACTTTTTGTCGTATCTTCAAGTATACTCCTTCTATTCCCATCAAAGTATTCTTGAGCAGCTGCCGAACCATCCTTTGGTATTACTACTTTTGTATTTACTTCTCCTAAAACTGTATCTTTAGTTGGATTGACAATATATCGATCATAATTAAAAGAAACAGATACTCTCAAAATATCTGCACCACCATAAGAAACAGGAACTGCTGCTACAGTTTTTGGAAAAGCATTTATAAATTTGTAAGATAAAGTTGTATTACTCATATTTCTTTCAAATTTAGTAATCGACATCGCAGAACATTTATAATGATCTGGATATCTCATTCTACGATAATAGTTAGTGCCATATTCGTTAGCATTACTTCCAGAAGCAATATAATCAATCCATCCTTCAAAGAATCTTAGATTATTGTAATTGGAATCTACGTAAAAAGTAAAATCGATATCAGTATATAATCTCGTATGTGCAAATTCTTGCGAGATACCCATAAAATTATCTTTCACTTCTGAAGTTGCTAATGAACTTCCCGGTAATGAAGCCTCATTACACATAAGACCAGTATTATCTAAAGTCTCACTAAGATTAACATCAAATTTTGTTTGTAGATGGGTAGTCAAACCGCCCAGAAGACCAGTTTTACCAAAACCAGAAAAACTAACTAGATAATGATTAGTTTGTGCTACATTACCAAAAACATTTACCGCTTTATTTCTATCTATTGGTACTGGTTTCGGAGTTGTCTTTGATTTTGCCACTCTAAATACCTTATACGACTACTTTATTATTAGTTATTTAGATGTCATATAAGGGAAAATACAAACCATCTTATCCTAAGAAATATAAGGGTGACCATACCAATATAGTCTATCGTTCTCTCTGGGAGCGTAAGTTTATGGTTTACTGTGATAAGAATGAAAATATTTTAGAATGGGGAAGTGAAGAAGTTGTTGTTCCCTACCATTCTCCAATTGATAATCGGTATCATCGTTACTTTCCAGACTTTTATATTAAAGTTCGCGAATCAAATGGAAAGATTAAAAAGATGATTATTGAAATCAAACCATTTAAACAGTGTGTGGAACCCAAAGTTCAAAAGAAAAAAACGAAGGGTTATATCTATGAAGTTATGGAATATGCCAAGAATCAGGCAAAATGGGAAGCGGCAAAAGAATGGTGCTTAGATCGTGGATATGAATTTAAAGTTCTTACAGAAAACGAGTTAGGTATCAAATGACATTCTCGTACCCAACAGATGATGATGAAAATCGAGTCCGTGGTGTAGTTGATAGTTTAGTTGGCACAGAAGATGCCGATGATGTAATGATGAAATTGATTGGCGTTTTAAACGAAGGTGGTAAAGTTCCGAGTGGAACTGGAAAATATTATACTTTCTTTTATAATGCAGTTACACCTGGAGAATATGATGAATATCCTCTCGTAGGTGTGACTGATATATTTTCTTGGGGATTCCGTGGAATCAACTTTCACTGGGGTGATAGAAGGCAATATAATTACAATCAAATCGTTGGTGGTCTTTACGAAGTGTATCCAGAAGAAATGTCTGATGTAATAGAACTCGGTTTTACCAAAATACGTTCTAAATAGTTAGAAAAAGATAAATGGCAGCAGAACCAAAACAAAGTAAGGATAAAAAAGTATTACGATATCCGCAATCTATTATCGCGGAGGAAACTGATTATCTAGCAATAAGTGTTGTTGCCTATAAACCAATCAGTCAAACTCCCGGTCCAAATAAAACAGCAGGAAGACTTATTGGTAAGGCTGGTGCAAGAAGAAATTCAAAAGAAGAAAGAATAAAAACAATTATTCTTCCAATCCCCTCAAATATTTCAGATACGAACGCTGCCAAGTTTGGTGACTCTAGTTTAAATACGATTGCTGCTACCGCTATTGGTGGTATTGCTGATATTATGGAAAGTGGAAAAGCTTTAGGTGGAGGTGGTGATTTTATAGGAGCATTTAGTAATGCGCTAAAGAATGCAGCAACATCTACTATAGGAGCTGCAGGTGGACTGGAAGGTGCTCAAGGATTTGCTACTAGAATGTTAGCATCTGAAGCAGCAGGTATTCTTGGAGCAAATATTACTCCAGACCAAATTCTGGCAAGAACATCTGGAGAAATCTTAAATCCAAATCTCGAACTTCTCTTTGGTGGTCCAACTCTTAGGTCCTTTAGATTTTCTTTTAAATTCACTCCACGAAATCAAAGCGAAGCACAAGAAGTGAAACAGATTATAAGATGTTTCAAAATGAATATGGCACCTAAAGTTAAAGGTGCCGATGTTAGTATTGAGGGGACTATGATGAAAACTCCAAATGTATTTGAGTTAAGATATAAGCAAGGAGCAGATGATCATAAATTCTTAAATCGATTCAAGCAATGTTTCTTAGAAACTATTAGTGTCAATTACACTGCCGATGGCACCTATGCAACTTATGAGAATGGAGAACCAGTTTCTATGATTATGGATTTAAGTTTCAAAGAAATCGAACCAATTTATGATGTTGATTATGAAGATGCATCATCAGGAACAGGAGTAGGATACTAAAATGGGATACTTTAGAGAACTACCAAACTTAGACTATCAATCATTTCTTTCTAGTAGAACATCAAACGATGAATACTTGAGAGTCAAAAACTTATTCAGAAGAAATAAGTTACGTGATGACTTAGCAAGTACATTTACACTATTCAATAAGTATGAAATTGTAGAGGGTGCAAGACCTGATACAGTTGCAGAAGAACTTTATGGAAGTTCACAACTCGATTGGATTGTTTTATTGACTGCCGGAATTACTAACGTAAGAGATCAATGGCCTCTTTCAAATCGAGACTTATATAATTATACTGTTAAAAAATATGGTCTTGAAAATATTAATAATGTTCATCATTACGAAACAAATGAAATCAAAGATTCTAACAATAGACTGATTATGTCTGCAGGAAAAGTAGTAGATTCGGATTTCATAATCTCGTATTATAAAAGTGGAATCTATTATACAAATGATTCTACAAAACTTGGTGCCGGTGTCGAAATCTTAACTAACGTTACAAGAGCAATTTCTAACTCTGAATATGAAGTTATTGAAAATGAGAAAAAGTCATCGATACATTTACTGAAACCTGGATATGTTCAACAACTTCTAAATGACATGAGAATCGACATGATTTATGGAAAGTCTTCAGAATACGTTACTGATAAACTTGCAAGAACAGAAAATACAAGAAAACTGAAGCAATAAAAAAGGGGAGGTTTCCCTCCCCATCTTACTCAATCTGCTGCGAGAGCGGCAAAGTAACTCAGAGTATCATCGTCGTCTTGACTAGAAGAGGCAGATGAAGGACTCAGATTATCAAGTTCCTCTTTCAAAGATTGGGGAACAGGTTCTGCAGCACGATTCTGCTGACGGAACTCTTCTTCTTGCTCAACAGTCTCTTGATCCTGGAACTTAGGAGTGCCCTTGATGCCAAGAACATAGTCCAGACGCTTCTTCAGGTCGTCATAGGACTTGAACTGGTCTGGAGCAACAAACTCTTCGAGAGAATATTCCTTCTTCCAGATTGCTTCCATAGCATCATCATCGTCAAGCAGTGCATCCTGACGTGCGAACTCAGAAGAGTCGTAGTTACGATAACCAGCAACGTTCTTTGCCTTCAGTTTGAAGTTGGCACCTTGCCAGAAGTCGAACGGATCGATTGCTTCCTCGTCCTCAAACTCAGGTTGCATGGCAGCAGTGATCTTGTCAAAGATCTTCTTGCCGAACTTGTACAAGAAAACTTTACCTTCGTTCTCAGGATTGGCAGGATCCTTGACCACGTAGATATTAGCAACATAAGTCAGTTTACGCTTCTGCTTACGTGCTGCTTCTTTACCAGCATCGGTGCCGTTATTCCACAGCATCGTGTTATACTCAGACACAGGATCCTTCTGACCCAGAGTGGTCAGAGAGTTCTCAATGTACCAACCACCAGGACCCTGGAAGGCGTGGGAGTACAGTTTGACGAACGGCAGATCTTCGCCGTTTGGAGCAGGCAGGAAACGAATAACGGCATAACCATTACCGCCTTTATCTACTTCCAGTTTCCACAGACGATCATCGCCTGAACTACCTGCATTATTCATTTTTTCGACTTCCTTGACCAATTTTTGAGTCAGGGAGCCCAGTTTAGATTGCTTCTTAAGGTCAGCAAAAGACATTCGGATTACCTCGGATTAGTTGGATTCGGGTGATTTACTTGGATAGTATAGCAAGGATGCTCTCAGGCGTCAATATATT